TTATTTTGATATGCATAAGGGCTTGCAGATTTAATATCAAATACTTTTTTATCTATAATAACATCTAGTGTTCCAGTAACTTCTGTATCATCTAAAGTTATAGATGTAGGTTTTTGTTCATCTTCTACATTAACACCAGACGCTTTCATAACAGCTATTAAAGCAGCTTCTACTAAATCACCCAACAGAAACCGCATTACAGCATTATAACTAAATGACTGTTCAATACCTAACTGTTCACACTGTTGTTGACATACTGGTTTACCTATACCAGACAGGCGTAGGCGAAACTCTCTCGGCTCTCTAGAAAATTGTTTTGCTAAAGCTTGACCGCAGGCTTCTTTAAATTCGTCAACTAAAGAAGGAGGCATCTCAGCCTCCCCCTTCGTAGCTCTACTCAAGAAATCCTGTATGAATACTTGAATATCACTCATTATGCTTCGACAGCAGCAAGGTCGATAGCATCCACACCTTCACCATTACTGGCTTCAGCATGCTCTTCTGACACTCGGAGATTGTAGGAATTTATCCTGTCTGCAAAAGCTACAAGTAGCTCTCTATCGTCTTTAGATAAATCTACAGTATCAGAAATAGTCAAGTTAGTTGAATAGTAGATGGTTGCCCCATTCTTATGTTTTATAGAATGAGCCTTAGCTACTACATTAGGAGAAAGTAAATTCTTCTTATCAACATCTCTAAAGTATTGAGATATTGCATTGTAGCTTGAGCCTTTTCCATAAAATACTACAGGAACATTTTCTACTGGACTATCTTCACCAGTAGCTGTTTTGCCATCTGATATTGTTACTAGACCATACAGAACTTGATTACATTTAACAAGTGCTGAAGCAGCAGCTTCTGGGCTGTCTAAACCAATTTCCGTAATTTCGTTTTTGGTAAGCTTACCACATTTAAAGCCTCCCTCCGTATCAGGAAATTGATCGTTGAGCTTGGCTTGTTGCGTAGTGCGAACTGAATATGCACCTTGCTCATTATCCCATAAGCTATACATAAACCTTCTAATGAAAATTCTAAAGGTAACTTCTTTACCAAATACTTTTTCCCTTGTTTCAGGATTGTATAAAGCAAACTGTCCTCTAGGTAAGGTGTTACCCTCATCATCTTCAGGCGAATGATTGATTGATAGTCTAGCTAAAGAGTCTCCGCCTTGAGGCTTATCTTCTCTTTGACCAATCAATTCTGCTAGTTGGTCTGCAGACACTTTATCCAAATCTTTTGGAATTACGAGGTCTGAGTTTTCGTTTGTCGCTAATTGTGTCATATTATTACTCCTTATGAGTTGACTTAACACTATTATATAGTAGATACTAAAGTAATGCAAGCATTAATTTGAAAAAATTTCTTCAGTGTCTAACCAGTTGCTTCCGATTTTGATTTCAATGCCTACTGGCATATCATACTCTATTCCCCATCTCCTCTTGGCTTGCTGGGGTATGGAAAGCATACACTCTTTGACAACATCAATCACTTGATCCTGTTCATCAGGATGTACATCCACTACTATACTATCATGTACTGTATTACAAAGCAAGGATTTAAAATTCTTCTTTTTAAATTCCTTGAAGGTTTCAACAAGTGCAGACGGAAGTAAATCTGCTGTAGCAAAACCCTGTACAGGATAATTCTTTACACTCGTTCCATGAGTAATTCCTCTGGCTGTTCTTCTTACATAGGGAAATCTGTATTCCCTACCTGACGGAAGAGTCACAACCTTATATTTCAATGCTTGTTTAGCTAAGTCCAAATGCCATTCTCCTATCTGAGGATATATGTCTGTAAACTCAGAATAGTATCTATGTATATGCTCAGGTAAACCCATGCCTGTAGCACCATATAAAGGAGCAAAGGTGTGTGCTTTTGCGTTCTGCCTTTCCTCTTTTGTTATTTCATCTTTCTCTTTACCAGTTATTATTGTAGCTGTCAAGTTGTGAACATCTACACCACCCTTGACATTTTCATAAACATGCTTATCTTGACTAAGATAACCTGCTACCCTGTATTCTAGTTGAGCATAATCGCCTTCTAGGATATGACCCCCTTCAAATCTAGACACTACAGCCCTACGAACTGGAAATGTTTTACCTCTAGGCATGTTCTGAAAGTTAGGACTCCTAGATGACAAACGACCAGTGCTTGTTACACACTGCATAAACTGAGGATGAATACGATCACTATAATCTAAATTCTTCTCTATACCTTCTACAAAAGTTTTAAGGTAGGTTTTTATTGCATTAAATCTTAGATAGCGTTCTATAAAAGTAAATGCCTGTTCGTTACCTCTTTCCCTATATAGTGATAAAGCATCTGCATCTGTTTTAAAACCTTGAGTACTGCAAGACATAACACTTATAGGTGCTAACTTAAATCCTGCCACCTCATTAGTAGGCATATACTTTATACCTACACCATCACAAGATTTGCAAATGTATCTAGCCTTACCCCATGTACCATCTTTTCTTTTCCTAGATACTCTTCCATAACCACTGCAAACATTACATCTAGTAGCCTCTGTTCTATACTGTACTATAACATTACTAGCTACTGCTCTTTTAAATTGTGCATCGGTCATAGGTGTTCTGCGTTTAGGTTTTCTTGTATTACCTCTTACTTCATACCCAAGATTAAATGTCTGTGCCCAAGTCTTCTTGTTCTTAACACCTCTACTAAATAGTAGTTTTGATCTATCCTCTGGACTAGCAAGATTAATAGGTGTATCACCCATAACTCTCTTAATCTCTTCATTAAGATACTTCTCTAACTCGTTGGCTTCTAAAGTATACTCGTGCTTAACTTTGTTTAAGGCTTGGCGATCTATCTTGATACCATCCTTCTCCATCTCTGCTAAGACTCTCGTTACCTCAAAAGACAGGTACAGTGTAGGCTGCAATTTGCTCAATGCTTTTACCCTCTTGTTTTGACTGACTTAGAGCTACCTCATAGGTAGACTGCACATCAGCGATTCCATATTCTTCTACTATTTCATGCGGTATTATATCAAAGCCCATGCCATCTTGCAAGTACTTTTCTAATATACCTTTTTTCTTTTTTGTAACTGTCTGATGTCTGCGACAACATTCATCAAGACTTAAAGGCACCTTGACTCCTCTTGCCCATATGTAATCGAACACCATAGTATCATAGACTGCACCAGTGTATATAAATCCAGAAGCAAACAACCACTGTAAATCAAATTTAATATTGTGACCTAGTAAAACATCTGTTCTATCTAGTGCGTCTTGTACTATCTTCATGTTGTTCTCTGTAGGCTGTCTATCTGCATGGTAAAACCATACATACTCAACAGGCTTATCATCTTCTTTAAATCCTACCGACACTAACTGATTGCCCTCTGTGTAAGGAGAAGGATCAGAGCCTTTGTCTGTTTTTATAAAGGTAGTTTCTACATCTAATGTTAAAATCATTCGTAGTACCTCCCTGTTAATTTATCTATCTCACAAACAACATGACCATGCCAACCTGATATCTTATTCTTAGACACATTTAAAAATCTAGTATCATCATCTTCACCAGGATTTTTGCCTATACCTATGATGATATCTGCTTCACCAGCTTTTCCTGTCTTAGAGCCATCAAGCATAGCAAAGTCTAGTAATTGCCTACCATGGGCATCATAGCTTGCTTGTGATACAGCCCACACCATACAGAAGTTTCTTTTGGCTATCTCTCTGGCGTTTACATACAGCTCTTTCAACCTCTCGTCTCCTCTGCCAAACTCTCCGTTTATTTTAACCTTATCTAATTGGTCTACAAACAGTATATCAATTTTATTTAATTTTGCAAACTGATCTATCTCTGCTATGTCTGAGCCTACAGAATCCATGATGTATAAGTTTTCTTCTATCTCTCTCTTGTATACTTCTTTCATTTCTTCTAGGCTATCTTCATAGTTATCTTTGTGCACATTAAAGTAGGCAGTTAATATTCTAGCCTTCATTCTTTTAGCTGTCTCTTCATTCATTATATAGCCAACTCGATGTCCTCTGCGTAAAGCTTCAGCAGATAGGAAAGCACAGAAAGATGACTTACCACTTTCAGGGCGAGCAAAGATAATCCCTAGATTACCTCTATAGGTTCCTGATACTTCATCATGTAGTGTTGTTAAGGGGAATGGAAAATCAGGGTCTTCATCAAACTCTTGAAACAATGTCTCTACATCTGTTTCTTCTCTCTGCATTGACAGTATGCCTGTAGCAGAATCCTGATTTATTATTTGATCTACCATTTGGCGTAAGTCACCAAAGTTTGTAGACTCACCATTCCAAATGTCTATTGCTGTTTCTCCTACCTTACGAGCCATCTCTCTACGCCAGAACTCAGTCAGTGTATCTAATACAAACTGAGGATCACCATCAACATCTTCAGGTATGTTTTTTATAGCCTCTTCTACAGCTTCTCTGGTAGAGTCTGGCATGGCAGGATATAAATTCCTATGTACTAAAAATAAATTGTCTTTCGATAAGTCTCCCTCATATTTAGTATGATAGTGCATTATCGAATCAAAGATAGTTTTGTATTTCTTATCAAACATATCTTTGGTAACTAAGGCTTTTGCCTTTTCAAAGTTTTCCCTACTTAAAAGTAGTGCTATTATCTGTGGCTCCATATTTATCTCCTAAAAAGGTTGGAACAGTATATACTTATTATTTTTGAGGTGCAACCTTTAATTCTGCTAATTTAGAACTTGCTTCATCTCTAAATAGTTGAGTATATTCTTTTTCTTCAGCAAGATTTCCATTATCATCTAAATTGTGTTGCACAACTTCTATATTCATACTAAACGATCTTCTCTCTCCCTCACTTTTAAAAGGGTATACCATGTGAATTAAATCAGAAGGAAATATAAAAAAATCTCCTACACTAGGTTTTACTAAAAATGTATGTTTATGTAATTTTCCTGGTTGCCCATGTATAAATTCTATATGACCATTAGCAGGATAATGGTCTTTGTAATCTTCTTCCCACTCTTTATCTATTTCAGGTGGTAATTTTAAATAGCCTACACATGAAAGATCACATTGCGTATGTATGTGTGCAGGATTGTATTCACCTGCAAATTGACGAACAATCCAAGCAGATTTATAGTTTAAAGAAAACCCTGTATTTTCAGCTAAAATTTGAAAATGCCTACTTAATTCTGTAGTTAAAAAATTAGAAATAATACTATTAAATGTGGGCATGTGTTGCTCAAGTTCTTCTGATTCAATTAAAAATTCTTGTTTAAGTTTACCCACAAGATGATGTGAATGGTCTAATTTTTTAGATTTTTTTTCATTTTTTACAATCTTATTACCATATTTATTTAATCGTCTAACTAAATTCATAGGTAATTTAGCATACAAAAGCATTGGACCAAAAGGAAACAAAGGAGATAATTGACCTTCTTTTGCTCCATGAAAATTAACAGTAGCCATTATTTACTCCTTGCTTTAAATAAACGATTCCCAAACCAGAAACTAATTATAGCGGCAAAGATGGTTTGACTTTCAGCATCCCATGCCTCCAAGATAGCAGGTAATACCTCTGTTCCGCTTTGCACTGCCATTACTACATAGGTAATTTTAACAAATGCAAATACGCTAAAGAAAGCGTAGGTTATAACTGGTCGTACTGACGCTTGTAAGGCAGATACAAATGGGGATTGGTTTGCCTTTGCTAATGACTCAGCATGTTTATACAAACCTTTCACTTCTTCTATGTCTGCCTGAGCATCCATCTCTTGTAATTTTAGTTTACTTAATTCTGATGCATACTTAGCCTTGGCTTCTAGCATCAAAAGTTCTTGTTTGTTAGCCTGTTTTTTCTCGAAGAATCCCATTATCATGGGAATACTGGAAGTTCCAAATCCGAGAAGGCTACCTAGTAATGATATCATGTTATGTCTACAATCTCACAGGCATCTGCTGTACATGCCAACTCCTGCATGCCTTTTGTATTGTCCTCTTGTTCGTAGTTAGAAAGTAATGTCCAATCCACATTGGTTGGCATCTGTTTAATCAAAGCATCATACTCTTTTTTCGTTATCTCTTGGTATGGTGCCTGCTTATAAGTGTGATCAGAATGAGGTAAAAACGACACCCCAGCCACATCTTTAAAGTTATTGAACACCCATGCACCAACATCAAACCATTCATCTTCTTTAACAGTTATAGTAACTGAAGGTTTATGTTCGCA